GTACTCATGCTTTTTGTACGACTCTTTGCTCATGTACAAAGTAAAGTAATTGTCCCCCCTATTGTCCCCCCTATTGTACCGCCACCCATCCGCTCCTTCCCTCTCCCCTCCTTCCGCTCTGGGCAGATACCATTTCACAGAGTTTTTTTATACAGTGTGGAAGGTATCTGATGTTGCCCGTCGCCTCAGTCGGTCTTCGGTCGTCTACAATCCCCAAAGGTTATTTTAATTGCCCTCTGAGCGGTGTAGATCCGTTCCCCACAATCCTGTTACCAGGAAACAACCTTCTGCATGAGAAAGGCTATTTTCTAGCAACAAAAAAACCCAGGTTCGATGTTGTGTTGCTTTCATCCCAAAACATTCCCATGTCTTTGAACGTCACAACACCGAGCCTGGACCGTCTTGATTCTAGCATATGGGATCTTGAAAAAGATTTGTGATGAAAGCAGACCTATTATACTCCAGTTTTTATACACGCAAGATATTTTTATCACGGCCACCACAAACAACGGCCAGAGGCATTCTGACACCGTTGTTTGCAGCTACCCGTCGATGAAACCAGACTGCAAAGCGTGATTCCCTTCATCGGCAAATATACGTGCGTTTTGACTATTTGAAAACAAAAAAGGCCGTACCCGTTGGGCTTGGCCTTTCCTGTGTTACTCCTGTTCGTCCAGTTCAAACAGATTGTACTGAAACCATGATAACCTTGCAATAACTTCCCTTCCCTTTGTTTCGTGTGTCGGTTTGTCAGGCGGTTGCCTACCCCTTGGATGTGGCTTGTATGGCGGTTGGATGCCACCCGTAGCCCATTTCTATAATCGACGCATGGCAAAGACTGGTGGGGTATCAAGCAAGGCATCCACGCGATCCTGGATAATGGTGGCCGTAGGCTCCACCGTCCAAGCGTTTGGGCTCACCTGCTTAAGGGTAGGCGCAAGATCAGCAGCCTTCCGCTTACCTTCTAGTATCGCCGCCACGTCCTGCCTGGTGAAGTCTGGATTGAGCACGCGGGCGTTGTTCTCGCCGCGCTCAAAGACCTGCATAGATTCCAAACGGCGGGCCAACTTATCAAAGCGCTCCTTGGACAGGCCGAATTTCTTGCAGACCTCATCACGCTTGAAACTGCCAAAGGTAAAGATGTGGTCCAGCAACTCCATGGCCGGCACGCCCTCAATCAATGAGATATTAGGCTTTTGACGCATGATACGCTTTATGAATCTATATGCGGTTTGGAAGTGGAAGACAAACCCGCAAGCAACCGCGAACTTCCACACCACGCCATTGTACAAACCCAGTACCATTGTGGCGGCGCCAACAAAAAGGTTAGGCATTACCAACAGCACCGTGAGTGCGGCGGCAAGTACCAACATCCCTACATTCCGCACCGTCCTGGATAGGCTCAGTTCCTCAAAGGAGTCCAGAATCTTTTTGACCATAAGCGTACGCAATGTGCGTGGCGCCTCTGGCATAGTGATTTGTTCCATAAGTATAGAATAGGTACAGAATAGAGCGCACTATACTTGAGACTCGAAGATGTAGCGCACGCTCTCGTACAGCTCGCACTCATCCGGCGTGGCCAGACCATTCTCAACAAACTCTTTCAGCGCTTCATACGTGACGTAGTAGATAAGCGCCTGGATCTTGAGGGGGAAAAGCTCCATTTGATGGATGCTTTTCTTGTGTGTGTTTGGTGTCATTTGTTTTTGTTTAAGATGTAATGACATGATTAGAATAACATACAACTGTCTTTATTGCAAAAACTATTGCATGTTTTTCTGTAGCGGCTAAAGTGAAGCCGTACATTACGTTAGTGTTCCGTCCGGTAGCCCCGTTTCGGCCTGGTGCAACTCCAGGGATGTACCCACAGCCGCCCCGTGCTTACGTTACCTTGATGGCCAGTAGGATAGGTTAGCGCGGGGAGAGGGCATTTCAAATACCAATCACCACCATGGCAGATCAAGTGCAAAGGACATTTACTATAGAGCGCCAACACCAGTCTGGCACGTTCTCACAGTCCGTGTACTTCACCACCTTCAGCAACGTTTTCGATATTGCACAGAAAGTTGCGAACGGCGAAAAGATCACCACGGATTTCGGCAAGCTGGCCATCTACCTGGCTTCCGTGTTCTGGAGCGGCGCCCCTGATACCCAGGGCAAAAAGTCCGTTTCATCATGCCCGCTGCTGCAATGTGCTTCGTTTCCCTGCCAATCTGACCTGCCCACCTTCGCGCGTGATGCCAACTATGATGACCAGGGGAGATTCCAGCACCGCATTGTACAGCGCCATCTGATGAAAGAGGACAGCCGTAGTTTCGCATCAGAGGTGCCCGTTTGGGATGATGAGTTGCGGGGGCACATTGACCTCATCCGCATCCTTGGCCCAGACATGATTGAGGTGGCGGACTTCAAACCCGCTGCAAAGAATGAAAAGCAGGCTGCATCCCAGTTGTACCGTTACTGTCATCTACTGTCACAGCGCACGGGCATACCCCTGGATCACATGCAGGCAACCTACTTTGACAAAGACCACGCTTATTCTGTTATATTGTAATATGACTACCGAACCCACAGAGGCACAGCAGCTAGAGGTCGCGGAGCAGCAGGCCCAGGCCATGCAGTTGCTCGCTGCCCGCAAGGAGTATCTGCTTGATGACAAGGTGCGCGATTTTGGCCAGTTCCCCCTGGTGCAAAAATTGGCTGTATGCCAGACCATTGAAAAATTTTTCGTGAAGTCCCGCAAGGTGGGGCCAGTGATGGTGCCATACCTGCCGCATCAGACGGCGGAAAAGATCTTAAATTTCGTGTTTAACTTTCGTGTCTCCAATGAGGTGCTGGAGGTGCATTCTGATGACAGCACCCAGCAGACATCCTACAAAGACAATGAGACGGGCGAATGGAAAAAGAAAGACAGCAAAGCTTTTGATGCCTGGGCCCTGGTCAAGTTCACCTTCACCACGGACAACGGCGACATCATCACGCGCACTGTGGTGGGCACGCACAAAGGTTTTGAGAATCCCGCCACCAGTAAGCATGAGGCAAAGAAGGCAGCCATTTCAAAGTCATGGACAGTAGTGGCCCGCACCTTCGGTATAGGTACCGACCTGGAGAAGAAAGAGGAAGCGGCCTGGGATAGGGCGAGCAAGAATCAACCGCAGACAAAACAGGAAAAGGCTTTTAATGTACCTTACTAAACAGCTCTTATGATTACCAAACGTGAGCAACTGTACAAAAAGGAAGTAGCCCTGAGACTATTTATCATAGAGGAGAAAGTTTATTTCCTTAATGAGGAGACTGGCAAAAAACACTATGAGATTGCTTATAGCGTCCACGGTGGGAGCGATGAGCACGGATTTGCAACTAGTAAATGGACAAGCCAGGATCAAATTGAGCAAGCCCGTTGGGATGCAAAGAGCGATAACGCCGCAGATGCTTGGCGTGAGGTCGCCGCAGAGCTACATAATATTTCCAAGATGATTCACCCTTCATCTTCATAACCACCATTTACCATGGATCAGCAGTTTACAGAAAAGTTGCCCCTCATCAAAAAGGATGTAGAAGGCATCATTGCCACCGCCACCGCCATTGATGTGCGCAGCAAAGAGGCTTTGGATGAGGCAGCAAACATGCGTATGCAGATCAGGAAGCGGGAAACCCGCATTGATGCTGTGCGCAAGGAATTGATTGCACCGTATCAAGATCAGGTAAAGACCTACAACGCAGCATTCAAAGCAGAGAGCGACAAGCTGGCCCAGGCCCGCGCCATTCTGGAAAGCAAGATGGAGGCGTTCATGAAGGTGGAGGAATTGCGTGCGCTTGAGGCACAGCGCCAGATTGATGAGAAGCGCAAGGCGGATGAAAAGGAAGCCCAGGAAAAGGCAGAGGCTCTGCGCAAAGAAGCGGAGCAAGCGGCTACCCCAGAAAAGGCCGAAGAACTGCACGCACAGGCGCAAGAGGCTGTATATGCTGCACAGCTCACCAATGTACCTGCGGAGCAAGCACAGGCCACCCTGCGTACGGAATCAGGCACGCTGAGCCGCAAGAAGGTTTTGGCGTATGAAGTGTACGATCAGGAAACCTTTGTGCGTGCCCGCCCTGACCTCTGTATGCCTGACCCAAAGAAAGTGCGGGAGTGGATGATGGAGCAAAAGCAGGAATACGATGGCGAAGGCATCCGTGTATTCCAGCAAGCACAGTTTTCAGGAAGGTAACTTTTAACATTATCAAGAGACCCCCACATGCCAAAACGAACAAAGGCCCCGTATATCATAGAGAATAACGTGCGGAAATACCGCGAGCTGAAAGAGCTGAGCCAAACGGAGCTTTCCTTTAAGCTACAAACTTCTGTGTTCAATATCCGATCATGGGAGCAGCAGTTGTTCCAGCCAAAGCCAAAGAACCAAAAGAAGCTAATTGCATTCTTTGGTAATAAAAAGGATCTTTTTATTTACACAACACCCACGCCCGATGAACAAGAGACAAGCGCAGGAGATCCTGAATGAGATGCGGAAGAAAGATCATTGGTGCGGCGTGCACGCTGGGCAAATGTATTGCAGAGAGTGTGGCCGTGATACCGCTGACACCTTACTGGGTGACGTACTACATAAATGGCGACAATCAGCCCCATGGGTATTGCATGAGGTTCACGATCTGTGGGGACGATGTGGTTTTGCCAGAAGCCTGGATCAGATTCTGGACGGTGCCCACTACGAATGGCAGTACACGGGCGACGGTTCGCTCCCCATAGATGAGCGGGATGAATGGGAAATCATGCAAACAGGCCCCGCGTTTGATCTCTTTGAATACCTAGGTGACCTTTTGTATGAAGTATCAACCCCTATCCATGAAGCATAAAAACACCATCATGGCGTGGCTCTGTACCATCCTTGCTGGCGTGTTTGTCTGGCACGAATGGTGGGCAGCAGTCAACGGGAACGCCATGGCTATACTGTGGGGCCTGCTCTCATTGCTGAGTTGCTGGCTGGCTGAGAAATATCTTTTCTCCACGAAGTAACCATGACCACCCAACACCCTATCTCTTAATAAGAAAGACTAATGACTAAAGAACAAATCGCGGAACTGAAAGAAGGGAAGAATCTCTGGGATACGAAGTTTGAAGAGGTATTCCCCTACGATGAAAAGACAGACAAATTCGTTTTAGAGCAGGAACCAGAACGCTTTGAACCATACACACACCAAGACGACTCTTTCGCAGAAATTTGCGGAAGTATCTATTGCCGGTGCTGTCAGTAATTTACTTCATGTTATCTCTAAGAACTGTATGGAACAGAAAGAATGCCAATGGCCCGATAAGACCCACTGCGCTGGGGTAGCACACCTACACGCAACAGAGGATGGATGCTTCTACCGAGACGGGCGTACAGTTGTATGCTACTGTGACCGTCACTATGCGTGGTTTATCAACCCAAAGAGTGAGCAGAAGTTTCACAGCGGGAGAGGACGTACTAACGCGAGTCGTAAAAAGGATAGTTACTACGCATATCTTAGGAGACAAGGTGAGGTTGGACGCGGAGTAAAGAAAGAGCTGAAGAAGTTTCTACATATCTCTTAATAAGAAAGACTAATGCACTTCACCATCAATCCTGGAAGCGGAGACAGGGACGGAGCGACGTATGAGAACGCCTTAGAAATCCTACGTAGATTTATGGACGATCTGTCTAAACTCTACGGCTATAAGGATATACGAGCCACGACGCAGTCGAATAGGAATAGCGAAGGACGGTTTAGTTGGGATGTGACCTATGACGGTAAAACGATAGAACTTGATATCCCGGGAGATGACCCAGCAGAGGTTGTAGCAGCGGGACTAGGCGCGCGTCGTCTCTATGTGGACGGTTCTAGCTGGTTCTACCCGTTTGCTCTCAATATCTGCTCTCCTGATGAGAACTAATTTACTTCATGTTATCTCTAAGAACTGTATGGACAATACCCTCACGGGCTGGATTTACTTCACTATCTTCAGTGCGATAGTTGTTGGGGGCTGCTGTATCCCCATATACCTCATATCAAATAGCCCGTACGAGGCATTGAAGTTCTTTATCCTCTCCCTTGTTAGTTCCCTAGTTATACATGCAATCATATTAACCAAGTAGCCATGACACCATCTACACAGAGGGAGGGAGATAGCAGGGAAGAGAGGACATACGAGTTCTGGGCACCTTGCAGCGGTTGTGCGGACGGACACCCTAGCTTCTGGAAAACAATTACAGAATCTCCACAATGGGAGGCGTGGAGAAAGCCAGCGTGGGACCAAGGCTATGACTGGGACGAATGCAGCGAATGCGGATGGATAAGTCAAAGCCATTTCCAAGCGTTTGTGAAGTTCTGCATAGAGAATCCTGACTTACTCACTACATAACCATGGAACAAGAATTGTATAGTATCCGAGATTTTATTTACTGGCTTGAGAAGTACCAAGATGACCCCTCTGAAAAGCGCTTCACGGAGGGACAGATAGCGGCGCTTATTGCCCAGGCTATGATCGACTTCTTCCCCCACTCAGGAATTGCCTTCTAACAATCCGCCATGACCAATAACCCCATAGACAACGGGCGGAGAGAACGGATTCGAGAGAGAAGGTGGATTTCCTACATCGTTCGTGAGGTGCGTAAGACACAATCTACTCGGTGTATGGGCGACCTTACAACCTATAGGAACAAGTATGCAAAACTTTCTGCCGAGTCACTATCTACTATTAAGGAAGCACTTGATGCGGTCGAACCAAAGTTTCAAGTAGATTGGAGAATGGCTTACGGTAGTCATATCACCAATGAAAGATTTCTCGTTAATATATCCCATAGCGCTACAGCATGAATAACCCCATAGATAAGAAAGACCTCGCAAACGTTTTAGACGAGGTTGTAGGCGGAATCCTACAGCTTGCAGATAAGGAACGTAAGGCAAGTGAGCCTTATAAAAACCTTTTTGCTCGAACTTCTGGCAAGCCCCTTCCTGTGCTGCCCAGTCCACGCAAATCAGATTGTAATACTGGCACAGCACATTGATGCGCCGGTAGTTCCAAAGCTTATGCACAACATGAATGAACAGTGCTGCCAGCCCGATGATCTGTCGAAGACCCAGAAACAGAAGAACAAAGAATTCTTGCGAGACTCGATCAATCACATTCAAACCCTTCAGCCAAAGAAAAAGCGTCTCATAAAACAGACCGGCGACGATATGGACGCCTTCGGATATTTCTATATTTGATTTCAGATCCTTGGTGGCGTGTTCACCAGCCTGATCTGCACTGAGTGCCTTGATGTTAAGCAGATCCCCGATTCTTTAACATAATCCCTTTAACACGTTATCCCAACTGACATGAGCGATACATTCAAATATAGCCTTGGCTTGCTCGCCATCATCCTGCTGCTGGTTGCCTTCATGGCGTACATCCAGGATCAAAAACGGCAATGTACAGAAGCAGGCGGTGCCTATTTAATACATGGCCAGGTCTGTCTCAGTGGCAAAGTTGTAATTCCATTACCTGTAAATCTCTAATGACTGATCGCTTCACCTCGCCGCTGGATGAATTCACACAGCACGCCATGCTGATTGCGCATAACCGGCAACGTACCATTGCACAGCAACGCCAGGACTTTGAGAACTTGGTGGCGGCTATTGATGCGGATAGCCGTGAGCGCCTCTTGCTCGTTCTCCACGAGCGGGGCATTATTCCGAAGGACTTAGATCTCTTACGCCCATAAGTATGACCATGGCATATATTAGCAGCGACAATGAAGCCCATTACATCTGCTCCAAGTGTCCCGATAGCGAGGCCACAAAGAAAGCATATGAGAGTATTGAGACGAAGCGAGAAATCGACGCGCTCATTCATATGCGCGACGTACTCAAGCGCCGTGTTGTTATGACCCTGTGCGATCCCTGCATAGACCGTATAGAGAATACTATATCAGACACTACAAAATGACACCTGACAACCTACAGTCCTACATCGACATGCAAAAAGAGCGGGATGAAGTGAAGCAACAGCTAGGAAACCCAGACAAGATGACCTTTGAAGAGTGGCAAGAGCTATGCCGCTGGTATCAAAACCTTAATTGTCGCATTCAACATATTCTCACCCACCCATGAACAAACTGGAAAACCTAGAATATACTGTGCTGAAACAAGAACGGAGCATCATCAAGGATGATCTGAAGAACCCAAAGAAGTACAGCAAAGTCAGTGAAGATGTCCTATCACTTTGGGAGGATGAAATACAGGCGATAAATTCCATCATTCAGCAGTTGCTTAATGGAACGTATAAACACTGTAATACTGACGCATAAAGAAAAAGCGCCCCGCACCTGAGAACAGGATTAAAGGGCGCTTTTATTATCCCTGATTTACTGCTTAGGCCAAGGCAGAGCCATTGCAGCATCGTAGATCTTGCGCTTTGCATCAAAGTATTCCTGCGGAACGGCAGCCTTGCGGGCCTTCGTCACATCATCCAGCAGGTCTATATACACAAATGGCCGCCCTTCAATCTCTTTCCATTCATCAGGATCAAGCGCTGGTTTGCTTGCCTCTGCTTCTCTCAGCCGCAACTTGAGCAATAGCCCTGGCTTATCATAGTGGCCGCGTTCCCCTGTTGCGATGACGTGGAATAGCCTGTTTGTAGGGTACAGGTCAATTTGCCCCTCCACACGGAAATGGTAGGGGCTCAGTTTCCGCACATTGTAATGCTGCCCCAGCGTCTTGCTCAGATCCTCTGGCGGCCCCTTGCTTTTGCGGCGACTCATTCTTTTTAGTAAATAGTTTAGGGAATTCTCTTCTGGCTGCTTCTGCCCACAGCTTGTATTGCCGCGTGTTTACTATACGCATCTTAATCACCTCATAAGGTTCCTGCTTTGCCGTTGCATCATCAATAATCTGGTCTGTGACTTCCTGAAATGCTTTATATGCCGCGATGTATTCCGCGCTCATTTTGTTCATGCTCCGGCATAGATAAGGAGTAAAAGGATCAGCACGCAACCCACGGTCACGATGGCCAAACGCCGCAGAGCTTCGTGCTGCTCGCGGCGCTTTGAAGAAATGTAGGTCATGAGCGGAGCTGATTTACAAGATCCGCGAGCCTGTCTTCACTGGCCTTTATTTTCTCTTTCCCCTCAGCAATGGTTTCATCAAATAGACGGTCAGCCTCTTGCTGTACATAGGCCGTCAGCTCTTCCTGGCTCACATCAGTAGAGCGTTCCAGTACGTCCGCCTTTGCCCGCAACACAAGCTCGCCTGCGCGGTCAAGATCATCCATGGTACGTGATACGCCAGAGAATCCCCAGCGCACCAGCTCCGCAAACATTTCCTTTGAGATAGTCAAATTATCCTTCATGGGTGTGGTAGAGGTTAGGAAATAGATTCTTCATCATCGCCCCACCAGTCCTGCACCTCTGCGAGCATGTCCGCTTCTGCTTCACGCGCGCAATCACATGCCTCATCATCCTGCAAACGCTGCTCACTGTTCCAGTAATTTTCCATGGGAAAAATAGAGAAGAAGTAACGGCCTGAGTCTAGCGCGTTTTTTCCTCCTTGTCAACAAAAACAGTTACCTGTTTTTGGTATTCAAGAGATAATCTTCCACACGCTCAAACTTATCTTCAATCCGTTTATTTGAATCCGCGATGCTCAGTACCTGCTGTTTCAAAGCAGAAATATCTTGTAAGAGTTGTCCTTGCTGCCCCAGGAACGCATCAAGCCTATCCTCAACTTTCTTGATGCGCACATCCTCAAGCTGCTGCATTCGACTCTTCATCGCAATATGGTCCAGATGCAATTGATTATTCCGCCGCCAAAACGCCACCAGTGCCGTCACCAGTGCCAGGATCAGCGTGGTGACCAGTGTTGTCAGTATGCCGTTAACGTTCAAAAAATCTGTAAACTGCATAATCGGGTTATTCATCAAATGGAGGCGGGTTTTCTGCGAGCGGCGAAGCGCTATCTGATATAGTCGTGCTTTCCGTTTTTACCATGTCGGGTTGCTTTGGCGCAGGGGGCAATCCCTTCTGCCCAAAGTAGAACGAGATCACACCAATAAGCGCATTGGAAAACAGACCCAGTAGACCTATATTCAAATCATGGTCATGTGGGTTATTCACAACGATCCATAGGATAGAAAGCGAGAGAACACAGGCGAACACCACCAAAACAAATTGCGTGGCGGATTGAAGGAAATGCAGTTGCAGAGGGCCGTGAACGCTTTTCATGGTGAATGTGCAAAGTATTAGAACACACCTACAAACTATGCGAAACGCCCCGCCTTGTACAGTGCCGTGATGTACTCTTCATATGTAAGTGATTCGTCCTTATCCTCAAGGTGGCCCTTTAAAGTGGGATCTTTGGCAAGTGCATGTCGCCCTCTGATGGTGGCAATGCTTTCTTTGGGGTTTGTGCTCGAAAAACCATACTTTGCTGCGGCTGCAAATGCCGGCACGGCCCAACTTGAAGGAAGGTCAGGCGCCGGGGTCATGTCCAAGCCCGCCGTGAATCCAATCAGGCCACGGGCGCGGAGATCAGAGAGCGTGCCGTCCACACGCCGGAAATTCTCTTTGCCGTCAAAGTTGGATTCAGCCCAGGTGAGATTGTCGCCACCACGTATGCGCTCAATAAGCAACACATGCCCATTTTTGTAGACTTTGCCGTTCTTATCCACGCTCACCGCGCCAGGCACATCCAGCACAGCTACAGATCCAGGGCTAGGCTTGGATGTGGTCACCCGTGTTTTCTTCTGCACCAGCGTATCACTTATGAATCCGGGGATACCGATGGCGTCATTGCAAAACTCTCCACACTGGCGGCGGTACGAGCCGTCGGCGCGTTTCTTGCCCACTAACTTCCCGCCGGAGAGCGGCGCGTCAATACGGATACCGTCGGCGACTGCGACAACGGGGTACTTTGCATTTTCAAGATTAAAGCATGATGTTGTCTTCATACGAGCGGAGGGGTTTAGGATACAAGGGCCGCACTCTCAGGGTACCAGGTATCGAGATCTAGGTTGTCGCAATACTCCCATTCGGTCGTAAAGCGTGCCCGGGCGATGGTGATATATCCTGCCGGCCCCTCAATAAATTTGTTCTCGCCATTGGCGTTAGAGAAAACAATGGAGCGGCTGAAGGCTACTGCTGTGCCTATTGCAAAAGCGGGTGTTTGCATGTGATTATTCGACGTTAGCATATACATTTCCGAACACTATATTTTGCGTGAATGCGTTATTGTTTTGTACGGTCATATAGACTTTTCGCCCCGTCACGTTCGATGGTCCACCAAAGTACGTGAGCAGTTTGACAGGCTGCGAGGTGGCAAAGGTCGCTGCTGTTGCTGCACCTGATTTGACAGTGATAGTAACCGTACTATGGGCTACGGCAACAGCGCTGAGGCCGGAAGATGCGGTGATTGCCACGGTGTAGTTCGTCGTTTGGATGAAGTCATAGCGAGATGTTGAGCCGCTCGCCACTAGATGCGTGTCGCCTTTGATGATGATGGTGCCTGCAATTTGCAGCTCGTTGGCATATGCGCCAGTCACGCCGCCAATGGTTGCATGGGAGACAACGAGCACCTTGCTGGAACTTTGCAAAATAAGTGTCCTGGAGGAATAGGATGATGCTGCGGTCATTATCGTTGTTGCAGAACCCACGGTTGCCGTTGTCCCACTGTAGGAAATCAGAATGCCATTTGTCGCCGTTGAAGTGCCGCCCAGCACAAGGATCTTATCCGTGGTCACCTGTATTGCCTGGAGCGTCTGATTATAATTAAAATCTGCATCCGTAAGCTGCCCCTCAGTCCCGACGGTCAGCGTGGTCCCAGAAACTGTGATGCAGTTATAGTACGGCTGCGTGTTATTCTCTGCCCATATCGTAAAGAATTTATCCGTTGCCACCTGGACCGTAGAGTATCGGCCTTTGTCCATGTTACCACTCGTCACGGCAGAGGTGCCGGTAAATATGGTCGCCTTGGTGCCGAATGTAATGGTCGTACCAGATATTGTTGCAGCGATCCCTTCAATATCTGATGAGGTGTTATCAATAAAGGTCATTGCAAACTTCGTCGTATCCAGTTTGCAGATGCCATTGAATTTATTAGAATTCGTTGTTGCGTTGGCAGATGCTCCAATGGTCGGCGTCGTTCCTGAGACCGTCACGACGCGGGCTTTGACCGTATTAGAATCATAGTAGCCGACAACAAACACACCGGCACTGAGTTTCGTTATACGGGGGCTATTGCAGTTTGCGCTCGCATCAAGCTGTGTTTCTGTTCCTAATGTCCAGGTGCCTAAACTAGAAAGCGTCGCAATACGCACCTTCAGATCTATACCGCCAGATGAGAGGTATACAAACGCTACTTTGTCCGTGTCTATCTCGCAAACATCACGGTCATTATTTGCTGCTGTACCGTTGATAGTTTGCGGCGATGCGTACAGCTCATCAACGAACAGGCCCACCCTGGAGACATTCTTGTAGTTGTTGAAGTAGTTTCCGAGAATCTTCTTCTTCGTTGCAGATGCGGTATAAGAGTTATCATCTTGTGGGCAGTAACTCTTTATTGCAGTGACATTGGCATTCACCATTGTCTGCTCCGCCGTGGCCAGGTTTGTTGGATAAAGCCAGCCATGCGTCCCCGATGTATCGTCATGCCATGCATCCGCATCCTTCGCTTTGCTATCGACCAGAACGGCGTAGGGGGGGTATTTGCCAGAGGTGAGGCCGATTGCCTGCCTGGAGGGCGTATCAAATGGGATCATGAGCTTTTACGAGATGGAAGTAAGAAGGCCGTCTTTGTTGCGGGCTACGGTCAATGTGTCTGATGTATCATTCCAGGTGAGAATGTCACCGTTGCCATCATAAGTGAACGTAAGTACCACACCATTGACGGTGCAGGATGTCATGTTGCCGTTACTATCATAAACGGGCGATGATGCCGACATCAGCAGGGCATCAATGCGCAGGTTGTTATACTGGCTAGCAATAGTCACATCGCCTGGGGAAACGACATCAGAGATCATTGTGCTGGGGGCGTTATAGGATCAGCGTGATTTGCTGCGGCATCTTTCTTTGCCTGCTCTTGCAGAAACTCCAGGATGTGCCCGCCGCCCACAATAAACTTGTCCTGCATCCATACTTCAAAGGCGTCTACGTCGAAATTATCCCGCAAGTTTGCAATGAGTCCCACCGCCTGCGCTGAGTAACGAATGTCGGAATCCTTGATCTTGTCTAGGGCTGTCATGATGCGGCAAAGGTTATCGTAAAATAAATAAACAGGGAATTCAGATTTGTTTTGACTATATCGAACAGTGCGCGATCAAACAAGGTTCCTGAATCTGTTGTTGCTGTACCGCCCACAAACGCGCCAATCTCTTTAATATTACCGTTTGCCACCGTAGGGCCGAAGTAGAAAGACATGGCAACAGAGTTGTTTGTGCGGACGTTTGAACCTACCTCCATAGTGGTGCGGGCCACCTCTGTCTGTAACGTCGTATCAGAAAGCTGCGGCGCATTCGCGCCCGTACCTAGTGCGCAATAATTTATCACACCTGAAAAGCCTGATTCTTGATTCACGATCTTTGCCCAGCCATTCAGACCTGTTTGGGTAACGAGGTTGTGCCGCGTTTCATCCAGCACCATCCTGCCTTTTGTAAGATCACCGCGTGCAAGATCCTCTGGAGTGTGTTCTAGCAAAACGGCACGGAATACGCCAAAGGGCTGAATAATGATGCTATTTTGTGCGTCCATAAGAGGTGTTTAGATCCAGATATATGCCGCGCCGCCGTTCCACATGCCCCGGTTCGGTGTTGTGCCGGCGTCGTTACTCCAGACATATCCAGAAAGTAGGTTCGATGCCCAGGCGCATGTAGGATATACGCTTTCTGCCAGCGAGTCCACACGGTCAAACAACTCATTATCATCAATAACAATATTGCTGGAATCCTTGCTGATCTGATCTTGGAGCCAGTACAGAATGCCCATGGTACGGGTCAACGCGCAGGATATTTCATAGATCATTTCTACGCCGCTGCGTGCCTTGGCGCTGATGCTCATGATAATCAAATTCATATCCAGGCCACGGATAGTGCTTTGTACGTTGATGGTCTGTCCCACCTGTAGCCCGGATCTCCTAGTGACAAATCGGCAGTCCTGTAGCTTCTGCGCAAAGCTCATAAGCTCCACGTTCGCACGTTGGCGCGCACCCGCTTGCGTGCGTATAGATGGATCAATAACCCTGAATTCGAATTCACCGTACGTGCTCACACTTGCAGCGTCAGCATAGCGCACAATAATAGGCAAATACGGCTGGCCAGTCCACAAAATTGTTGTACCTCCCGCAGGTGCAGTGGGGAACGTTACAATCTTTTCATTGAATGAGTATAGCGCGTCAAAATCAATCTTCTCTGTGAAGTAGAAAGCGCCTGATCCAGCAGCCCATGAAGCATTATAGACGTTGTGGATACCTTCATAGGATCCCGTTGTGACGGCATCAATTTGGTAATAATTACTCGCATCATTCGCCCCGGACCGGCTGCATACAATGTGATAGCTTGTTGGTTCGGTGAGCGTCAGTAGGCCGGCGCTCGCTGCTGTTAAAGTGAACGTGTATTCTGCGAAGGATGTGGTAATACTTCCACCAGCAAGCGTTGCAACCGTGGAAAGGTTTGTGCCACTGGGAGCATTTGCGGTGTCAGAAAAGATCTGTACTTGGAAGTTGTCCACGGGCGCGCCCACCTTCTTAATGCGCAACAGAATCTTTGACCGCTTACCAGAGCTGGTCACAATGACTTGCTGTGCCTGCTTTGTTCTGGCCGCAGCGTCTCCGAGGCTTAGCGCCGTTCCTCCGGTGCGGTTTTGTGATGCCGCTTCATTGTCCGTATAGTCTTGCAGGTTATCCAGTCCGATGGCCTGCGCCACACCATCCACCGTCATGGAATAGTTAGCAAACTTGTAGCCCAGCACAAAGACTTTATTTGCGCCGTCTGCCTGTTGGCTTAGGCTATCCGTTCGCGATGCAGCGAGGTAATCACCACCACGTACAAAGATTGCGTTGCGGAGCTGGTCGCCGCCATTGTTCACCGTCAGAGACTCATACACGTAATTGCCCGACGTATCACTCAGATTAAACGGCGCCATGTTATCAAACCTCGCAAAAAAGCTGATGGCACGGTTCGGGTTGACATACCACTGTAACTGGAAGAAGTCTGCAAGGCGCTGAAATATCTTCGATGCCGGCTCGTAATTACAAGCGATATACTCCACCGTCTGCGTCATACTGTTTGCGCCGTCTCTGGTGAACGCTGTAGTCTTCACCTCTTGCCAGTTATCAAAGGTAACCTGCACCGTCTGCGACGCAACAGAGGTCACTTCAAGGCGTATCCTGGCGATGGTGGGCCATGTGGGTGAGCCCGTCACCGAGAAATCCTCTTTGGCCACACGTACCATGTTCCAGCCATCCGCCGTGAGTTGGCTTGTAATGTTCGCACTGAAATATGCGGATAAATCCGCGTTTCCCAGTTTCATCACAGAGCTGCCGAGGTTCGCCACGGTGTCCACGTACACATCCATCTCAATAAAGTCATCGCCGTCATATCCCGTGGGCTCAAGATCCACCAATATATCGCGGTACATTGCCACGGGCACCGCATTCGTGGAGGTGAGCTTGCGCGCCTGATCTGCTACGCGGTAATGCACCGTATCCACGGCGCCGTCCCCCTGCCAGACTTCGTTTGGTTCAAAGGTGGCTATTTCCAAGCGGCTGCCCTTATTGACATATCTATTGAGAATGTCACAAATAATATTTATGAGTGGCTTCCTCGTATAGCGCTCAATCACCAAACGCCTGTCTAGTTCATGCGTTCGGTCTTTACAGGTGATATTGTAGATCTGCCGTTCCACAGCCTCCACATTCTCCGAGAATTGAATAATCGTACCGCTGAATACAAGCGTACCGCCGTCATAGAACTCCACTTCATCAAACACAGCCGGTGCATACGTGCGGCTTCCGAACTTGAACAGGCGGAAACTCAGCGTATCCACCTTGTTTGTCACTGCTGGTTTCCAATTCAAAGACGGCCACAGGATAATGCTGCTGCGATCCACTCCGTTGATGAGTACCTGGAGGGCCATTTATACGCGCGTTTGAAGTTTGAATTTGTTGAAGAACATGTTGCCGATTTGCTCCGCGCCGTCATCCGATAGCACCGTGTTGCCCGTCACATACACGTTGACCGTGCCGCCACCGCCGCCCGTGCGTGATGCAGGGATGATGGTGCCCGACTGGTTTGGTACAAATAACTCTGGGCCTACTTCGCCTACTACATACGTGCTACCGCTGGACACGGGGCCACCTGATGCACGCCCGCCACCGAATGCGCCGCCAATCACACCGCCCACGCTGTTCGCAAGATCACCCACCTTACTGATAGCGCTGGTGATGAGCCCGATCATGTTATTGATGATGCCCATGATACTATTAACGATGTCATCCACTTTCTTTTTAAGGGCATCCCACATGGCGTTCCAAATATCCCCAATGGTCTTCCCAAGCATATTGAATACGTCGCCCATAGCGTTCCACGCCGTTGAAATAGCAGCGCCGATAATATTCAGAACGTTGCCCAAGAAGGTACTGATGGCATTCCATACGTTCACAAAGATGCCCTTGATGGCATCCCATGCGCCTGACCAGTCACCCTTCACAGCAGCAAGCCCCGCCTTAATAAGGCCAGAGACAACGGCCCAGACAATACCAAAGATCAATTTGACCTCTTCCCAGAAGACCTGCCAGCCAACCTTCATTATGTCCAGCACTGTGGTGAATGCGGCTTGTATCTGATCCCAATGCTCTTTTATGAATGCCACAAAGGGCGCTGTAGCGTTTTGGATGAGTGTATAGAGTGAACGCACCAGCTCCAGGCCAGGCCCTGTAAGAAACGCCCACACCTCTTCAAAGATAGTGCGGATATTCCCCCAGTCGCTTTCCCACAAAGCACGAATAGTATTTATGGTGGTCGTTATTATCGCTTGCACCTGCGTGATGGCTGCCGTCACGATCATGACGATACCGGACCACGCCGCATTAAACGCACTGCGTACCGTCTCATTTGTATTGTACAAGTAGACCAGTGTTGCGATAAGCGCCGTGACCCCCACAACCACAAGGCCGACAGGCGAGACAATAAAGGCGAGCACCGCGCCAAAGGCCGAGAGACCAGCGGAAAGTGCCGGCAGGATTAAACCGATACCACCAAACAAAGTCATCATCACACCGACAACGCCGACAATCTGCACGATGATGGCAAAAAGCTGCTGATTTTCATTGATCCACGACATCATGCTTTGCACGACAGGCAGGATCATTTCGGCGAGTTGTTGGATCACGGGGAATAATGCCATACCGATGGACTCCGTGACGTTTCCGATAGCTACATTCATATGGGCCATTTTTCCTTCAAAGGTAGTAAGGGCCACTTCATTCGTATACTTCAAGTTCTGCGCCAGACCCTCATTGATAGCCGCAACCTTTTCCAGCTCTGTACCGAACTGGATGGCATGTTGCTGTGCCTCTGTGAAACGTATGCCCGATTTCTCCAGCACGCCGAATTGTCCGTTTAGTGCCTTAGCAAGAACGTTCGCCGTCTGGGAGAGCTGATCACTACTAGCATTCACGCCAAATTGATTCACAGCCAGATCAGCCATACTGCCGCCAAGCGCCTGTACTGCGTCATTCGATAAGCCAAAGGTGGAGAGCTGCGCAAGACCCACCTTGATTGCATCACCATCAAGCACGCCCTTTGCTTCCAGGGCATCAGCCAGCGCCATGGTGGACTCAAGCTGATCCTGATTCGCATGGCTCACGTTTAACACAGCATGTTCAAGCTGCCTATTTGCAGCCTCTGCTTCTGCCGCACCTGAAAGCGTCGATCCGAGGAATGTTACAATAGCGCCGCCAGCAATAGCCGACGCAGCACTCATGGTCTGGAAGCTGCTTTTGAAGTTATTTGCGATGTCGCCCATCTGCTTACTCGCCTCATCCTTGGCCTTTACGACAATGCCAATCTCTTTGTCTGCCATGGTATTTTAGGATGATTGAGATGAAGACTGCTTGCGGTTCTTTTTCTCCGCTTCATACCGCAAAAAACTGTGAATGTTTGCAATCGCAATATAATCTTCTTTATCCAATTGTGAAGGCGTGCACTTAAGCTTTATGCACATCTGCGCATTGACGGCTTCGGGGCACGCTTCATTGTCTTCAACAGCATGGTAAATGTACCAATCCTGCTCCCTTATTTTTTTTTAAGGTTTGCCCACAACGCAGCAACTTCCCCCTGGAGAAAGTCACCATCCTCACAATCCATATTATCCAGCTCTAGATTCACTTGGACTACCTCGCCGGCTGCATTGGTGGCATCAATGACAAACGTCTCAATCATCTTACGCAGATATGCCTGCGTTACGCCACCATCAATGGTTTGCTTATTCTTACCGTCTATCACCTCCGCGCGCGTGGCGGAGGTGATGATGCCCTCAACAGCATTCTTTTCTGCCCAGGTCAGGCGGGTCTTCAGATTAACGGTGTACCCCGAAATCGGGAGTGTGATCTTTTTAATCTCCATGGAGCTTCTAATATAGTGAGAAATTAATATGCAGTCTGTAAATTACTGAGCGTCGCAGTAATCATCTTGCTATCCGTAAGGCTGTAGTGCGCCTTGAAATCAAAGGTTTCTTCAATGATGTCATTCGGCGCCATCTTGCGTGAGCGGGAGTTGAGAATACAACGGTGCAGATCAATTCTCAGGCTAGGGTTTGCGCTGGCTCCGATAGTGACATCAGAGTTGACTATGTCAAAGCGCAGAGCCTGGTAGGTACCCGCGAGCATCAGCGTTGAGTACGCAGAATCTGTATGAATCAACGTCACAGAGCCGCTGATCTCAAATCCCTGGTTCAACACGTCATTGATAGGCGTGGAGCCCAGCACCTCTTCAAGCATGGTATTTGATTTGATCTCTAGCTCAAACTTACGAATAGTGATAGCGGATGCACCTGTAAGCCCAGACTGCGTGGATGCCATCTTGAAGGTGACATGCTTTGCGTGGAAGTCGTTTTCTGCCGTGTACGTCGCCGTGTTTGAAAGTGCGGCAGATGCTTTGCCTGTTGCCTTTGCCTCAAACATGACAAACTTATTTACATCAGACGTAATTTTTAGAGAGTCTACCACCGCATTTGCGATAGCTACGGCATCGTTTGGGCCTTTGAGGGAGAGCGTCAACGACTGGTGTTGGGTGGTTTGGTTGACAGAAAAGACGTGGTCATATACGGCACTATTGCCGCCTGACTGCGCTGCGGGCGTATCTGTACCCAGCAAGGAAAGAAGCAGGTAACCAAACGACTTATCCTTAATCTTCGACTTCGCCGTTACATCACCATATTTGGAGATAACCACCTCACCATCCGAATTTTCCAGACGGCCAATGGTGGCCTCATCTACCGCAGTCTTGACTACATCCTCAAATTCCAAATCCGTCCATGGCAGCCAGATAGCAGCAGTCGCTGCTGTGCCGCGTGAACTCTCCTTTGCAATACCCAAGTTGTTTAGGCGGCCAATGATCTTTGCCATAAATTAGGATTCGTTATTTGAAAGTAAATCTGCAAGCTGCTGTAAAGCATCATCAAGGCTGCTGGCCATGACGGTGATGTTTTCTGCTGGAAAGTTGTATGCCTCCAGTGGGGCCTGTTCCGTCGCTTCCTTTTTGCTCATAAATGACAATAGGATATTCGTCTGCACGATACATTACACCACGCCGATTTCAACACCAATTACCAAAGTACAGCGGGCATATTTGATAGGGCCGGAAGCGTTTACATACTCGCCCCATGCGGATGGCAGAGCGTTTACATAATGCGCGCCACCAGAGATACGCAGCGTAGTGTCTGTATCAAAGGCCGTCACCACCGCATCCACAGCCTTCGCCAGATTCTCAATACACGCATCGCGGCCCGCTACGGTCATCTCTTGATAGATGATAATGTCAAAAGTATATTCCCGCAGATTATCTGTGTTTGTATACATGTTATTGCTCAGTCCCGACGGTTCAAAGGAGGCATAGGGGTAGCCAGTTGTATTCTCCGTGTGGATGTCGTATGCCGTAGAAAGCGCACTGATGCCCTGCAACTTACTGAGGATTAGTGGGCGGAATGTGGTGAAGTCAGCGGACATAATTAGATGCGATTAGCGAATTCTTGCAGTGCCTGCTCAAAATACACGTTGACTGCTTCCTGGCCAGAGGCAAGGCCCATGGTGAAGAATGGCCGCGCCTGCATGTGCAGGGTTCCTTCATGGACATATACGGCATAGGGGGCAACGTTATCAACCCGCCCTATCAGCGTTTCAAAGGATGTCTCCATGCCCGTGTTGCGGAGAAAGCCCGTATCCACGGGGGTCACCTCACGCACGCGCCCCAGCAGCGATAACGTGGCTTGTTTAATGGCGCGGTCAAACACAGTGACAAAGATCTTCGGCGCCTGCCTAAAAGCGGCTTCCAGTTTGTCCATGCCTTCAATAGTGACGGTCACGGTTTTATCCATTCTTTTGCAGTTGTAAGATGACTTTGAGAAAGTCTTGTGATGCCATCGTGTAACGCGCTACGCCGGCGACCTTGTAATCAATGGAATTGATGGTCAGAATATCATTCACCAAAATATCCTTTGCCCCGTCCGTGGTGAATTCATAGCCTTGGCCAACGACTCCCAACGCCGCTGATTTCTGCATGTTCTCGATAGGAACAAAAAAGCCACGGATGGAGACGCCCGAGACTACGGCATAGGCAGCCTTATTACCGGAGTATGTAGCAAGCCGTTTCTGCGTTGCTGTGCTGTTAAATTGGAATCTCATAGAAAGCGGCGGTAATTATCCAGAATGGCATTCAGAGCTGGCGCTGGTGCCCAGGTGATGGAGCCACCACCAATGGATTCACTGCTGATACCCTGGGATTTACGCTTGTTTAGTACTTCTGCAACAGCCTCAATCATGGCCAACTTCAGATCCTCTGGCACAGCGGAATTTCCATCATACCCGCCCTTGTACACAACCTTGATATTCTGGTTTCCCTTAGGCAGGCTGGCGAAGGTCAGAATGCCCAGCCGCGTATTTGGGTTATAGTCTGTTGCTGCGTTGTACGCCGTCCATGTGGGATTGTCGAAGGGCTGACCATTACTATAGGAAACGCTTGTGATGGACTTTATAGGCCAGCTCCGCAAGAAGATCTTTTTCTGGTACTCATCCACATCATAGTATTCCGTTTCATCCGCAGCGGGTGCTTTAAACCGGCGCCCACCACAGTAATTCATGGCGTACTTTGTGCATGAATCAATCAACGTCTCAATCAGCGTGTCCCATGTATTGCTACTTTCATCAATAAACGTCTTTACGTCTGATGCCGCGATAAAGGAGAATTCTGCAACTGCCATAAAAATAGGGCTACATGTTTGTAGCCCTATTCTATATCCTCTACCTCATTCTGCAACAGACTACGCAGGCGTAGTTGAGTTTGCAGCAGCGCCACCAATCCTTATGCGTGCAAGCAATGTGACACTGACCAGAGACGCGGACGTACCGGACATTGTAATCACCGCACGTACCTTCTTAACGTTTTTCAGACTTACCTTGCCGGCGGCAATAGTATTGTCGCCCGTGTTACCAGCCACCGTGCCAAACGTCAGCGCTGTGCTGTAATTCGTGCCGTCCGTGGATGTCTCAATGGTGGCGATAAACGTCTCAGACGTACCGCCAAGAGCACCATAATCCACAACCGCCATGGCATCATCCTCGTACTGTTCCACCGTAACGCCCGTACCTGTCGTTGTCGCAGAAATAGACTGTGGTTTAATCAGCGAAAACGCGGTGTAGTTCTCTGCTAGTGTATGTGGCATAATAGTATTATAAAATGATTACTTATTAGCAGAATGCTTCATCTGCTTATCCTTTGGTGGATGATTCAGCTTTTTCTTTGCTGCCTCATCATCAAAGTCCTCAATTTCAATGGGCTGCTCCTGCGCAATATATGCGTCCTGGCCCAGCGCCTTGAGCACTTCTTCTGGCAGATCAAGCACCTGGCCACGCTCGAATGAGCGACCGCCGCATGATCCCGTGTGTAACAATTTGACTAACATGACTATGTATGGTCAGCAGTTAAAAGGACGGGGAGCAGTTGCCCACTCCCCTTACGACTAGCTCGCCGCCGTCTTCAACACCGCGAATGCAGTGGGCAGACCTACCTTTACTGCAACACGCTGCGTTACACGCACTGCGCTTTGGTTGCTTCCGAACATATCCACACCACCAACATAGGCATCCGTAGATACTGCCATGCTGGTCTGCTCACGATCTCCGAAGAACAATCCTTTCTTCATAGAGCCGAATACCACAAACTTTGTGGAAACAGCCGTTGTAGAAACGATCTTGTCAGAGAGATACACTGGGTAGCCCCAGAGGTATCCTGCTGGCTGCAAGAGACCTACATCTCCCTGGCCGTTACCAACGTTCAAAGGCTGGTACGTGCTGACGGGGTTGTGCTGGATAGCGGCAACCGTCGTGCTGTTCTCTTGGATGTTCTGAATCAAACCCCACGTCAAACGGTGCATGTAGAATGCAGACGTTGGCAAACAGGAAGTCTGCACATTCGCAATGAGCGTGCGGAGATCCGTAAGCTTTGTCTCTGCAAAGGTATCCTGACCGGACGCCATCGTCACCGTCGTAACACCAGAATCAACAAGGATTCCCGTGAACGGCGAACCCGTACCGTTGAATGCCTGATTGTCGATCTCACCAGCCATTGCCTCAGCAAAGATGGTCATGAGGTACTTAACCACGTCCACGCGAGAATCCGCCAGAAGCTGATTCGATGCAACCGTGATACCTACCAGATCCTTTGCCAAAAGCTGTGCATTGCCAAGCGCAGGCGTGGTAGCCGTGCCAGCAGTTGCTTCACCAGGCCAGTATGCCGTAACGCTCGTAGACTCAATAGGCACGTTCAGCGTGTCGGAACTCATGGGGAAACTCTGCGCAAACTTCGCGACAATACCGTAGTCTTGTGCGATACGCATGATCTCTGCATTGAATTCCTCTGGTACGAGGTAACCACCTGCGGAGTCCGTACCCTCAGTCATACCCTTCGTCAAAGCAGCAACATCACCCTTGACCATTGCTTTCAAGAAAGACCCGATCTTTGCATATTTCTGCTCACCGTGGTCAGCACCACTCTTCGGGATGCCGCTGTCTGCCTTGAACTCTGCCTTGTGCTCATCAATGAACTTCTCAAAGCGAGCATCAATCACAGACTCCAGGTTCTTTTCCACACCCTCCAATCCCTTGCTCATCAGATCTGTCAGTGTCTTCTCAAACACTGCAATTTGCTTCTCATCCATAAAGATTGATTGTCAAAGTAAAATAAAACTAAGAATTGTCACGAACCTTCTTTGCGCGAGTGATGACACGTTCCAGCACCTTCACCATCGCTTGTGCTTCCTTCACCATGGCATCAGATTCATCTACAACGATGGCCTTCTCTGGCTCACTTGCGTCAAGCAAAGCCTGAAGCCCATCAATACAGGTCTGCACCAGTGTTCTATTCTTCTGGCTCAGCACGCGGCCAGACTTTACACCCTTTTCTTCGGCCTCCGCATCCTCCGCAGCCTGTTCTGGCTCCGCAGCATGTTCCAGACCATCAGCGGGCGCATCCTCTGCGCCTTCCTCACCCTCTTCTTTATCTTCACCCTCTTCCGATTTAATAGACGTTTTTATAAGGTTATCCAGCTTAAACACCTTGGATAGGCTCAGCGCATCAGGGTTACTGGGGACGCTCACAAAGGATATTTCCAGCAGCTCTGCTTTGGTGATGGTGGTCGTACCCTCGCGCTCTTTGGGAATAAAGCCCACAGATACCGCCTTCAGAATACCATCATCATACAACTGGCGTGCCATCTGTCCGCTCTCCGTGTTAGCGAACGTGCCGCGCACAATCACCTGGCCTTTGCCTGGTATCACTTCTGTGACCGCACCAATGATGGCGGACATGTCATAGTAATTGTGCCCCCATAGCATAATGGGGTTTTTCATGTAATTGGCAAAATCCCAGCCATCCACTTTAATCACCTCACCATCACGATCAATGCCCTCTGTGGTGGCGATCACCTCAAAAGTACCGTCGCCTTTCACTTCCTTCAGACTTAGCTTAGAAAGCGCCTTGGCAAGGCTTTCTGCGGCTTCTTTGGTGTAGACCTTGAGATTGAGATTTTCAAACATGGTGTAGGGATAATGGCTAAGTGGATTGTGTCGGAACAAGGCTGAAAGTCAATTTACTTTACAACAGGGATAAGGACGCAACGGCACTGCGGATGAAGTGGCGGAGCGCCTACGCCACCATCATACGGCTGTATGTCCATGTTCTGAAGTTCGGCAACGCTGAGGAATTCGGCGCCCAGATCTACCTTTGTGCCGTGGACAGCGCCGCAATCAGGGCACACCCTTTCATCAAGGGCCGTATACCATGCTGTTGATTCCACCACGTTGCTTTCTTTCCATGCCGCAACTTCCGCCTCGCCCTGAGCACGGATGGTTTCAGTACGGGCGATCATCTCAGAGCGTGCCCGATCAAAGCCGCTGTATTCTTCAATGCGCTTGCGGATGCCAACAATGGCCTCGCCTGCCTCAAGGCCGTCCACGATCACCGCACGGATGCCGTCACTGGTGGTCTGCGTGATCGCGCCGGCAAATAGTTTCGTGTTCTTCTTCAGGAATTCCTGCATGGAAGGCGTATCAATATCAAAGTCACCAGGCTTGAGGCCAACCGCTTCCATGGCCAGCTTGCCTTCCTCATCCGTGACCTTCTTAAAGAGCGGCGCGAAGAGATCAATGGTCAAACCAATTTCATATTCCTCATCAAACACATCCTTCACATTGAACTTTAATTCAAATGGCATCTTCAGACTCTCAGCATCATCCAATGAAGCAAGCACGCGGGCTTTCTGCTCTTCAAAAAGCTTTGCTGATGTCTTTATAAACAGCTTTTCATACTTCGGCGTGCGGCTATTGCGTGCCTTTACTTTGGCCTCGCCCATGGTGTCAAATTCCTTGGCCGTCCACTTGCCGGCAATCAGCTCTGCATCCTTTATCGCTTTGACGGCGCCAGATACCATGCTCTTGATAACCGCGCCACGTTCTTTCTGTGCTGGTGTCTCGCGGATCTCTTTCTGTGCCGGCTCAGAGAATGCAATCAAAGATGATGGCATAAAGACTTGCTCGCCGTCTTTCAGCTCCGGAAGCTGCTGCATACGGCGCACATCATTGGGCGAAAGGTAACCGTTATTGATACCAGACTGATAGTAGGCAGTCTGTGTTGCCAGATCCAAAGGGACAGGCGACTTGAAACGAAACAACATGCCATCGGTGTCTTTAAACAGAGGCAGCAGAAACTCATTGAGCGTGTCGATGATGCGCACCATCTTTGGCTCAATGGTACGGCTCGCAAAGGTATATTCAGCGGCCTTGGCAGCGGCGTATACTGTCGCGTCGTTCACGCCGGCGATGGTCGGCGACACACCAAAGAGCGCAAAGATTTCATCACGGGAGAATTTGCGTTGTTCAATAAACTGCATGTCGCTCTGCTTGTACTCCATTTGATGAACCTTGAGACCACCCGCCGCTATTGCAGTACGTGCCGCTTGACCACGGTGTTGCTCATCCCATTGCTGGCGTAACATGGCCATGGTATACGCGCTGATGTTGCCAGGGTATTCAAGGATGATGCCTGGCGTGGCGTTGTTCTTGAAGAACTGTCTATTGTACGCCTTGGCTGCTTCATCTGTATCTACAGAAACACGCACGGCCTCGATAGTTGATAACCCCACAATGAATGACTGTGGGTTGTAGTTCTTGAAGTGCAGTATGTTATCTACGGGGATCGGCCACGTCTTACCATCAACGGTGTACTCGTAATATTTGATATACGCCGTAGCATCTACCACAGGCCGGACCAGATGGGGCATCAACGGGTAAATCTCCACGGGCTGCCCCTTGCTGTCCTTCTCTAGAAGCCAGTAGTGATTGCCGAATAGCTCCAGGTCAGCCTGCACACGCTCAAACAGCGTGTACTTCGTAAAGAACGGATTGACGTAATGCAGCAGCTTTAATGCTGGGTGCTGATGTATGACCTCTATGTTGCCTTGTTTATCCTGGGTCTCTAGAGAAATATCAATCTTTGCAATTTCATCCTTGATGGATGATACACAGCGGAATACCCAGCCCCTATAATACTCAGCATTACTGCGATTAGTCATGCCAAAGGTTCCCACCTGCTGCCCTATATTTGAAAAAAGAGGCACGCTAGCAGATTTCGTACTAAATGCCCCCGCAATTTTGGCAAAGATTCCCATAATTCAGGCTAGGTGATTTCGCTTGCACAATATACCAAGGCGCTAGGGTTGCAACGTTAGAACACAGAAAAGATAGGGGCGAGTAGGCCATGCTTCACCGCTTGAATACAGAGTGCGTCAGCAATTACGGTATCATCATGATGCGGGCTGATGGCGTTCATACCGCCTTTTTCGTCATAGTAATAATGCGCGATTTCTTCCTCTGTCTCTGCGGAAACCTCCAGGCCGTTGCGCAACACAGCACCATACTGTGTAATCAAAAGAATCTTTGTCTTTGCGTTGGTGTTCCAGCCCACTACTTCCGTTTCTCGATTCGTTACCTTATCAAAACTCTTCTGCCTATAGATCTTGTCAGACCATGTATAGTTTCTGCATTCATTGAGGAACGCCAGAGCTATGTTGTTCTCTGGCACAATAAAGCAATCTGACAACTCGGTAATAATCTGGTCAAGCTCCCCCGCTAGTACGTCCTGGGCGATCTTGCCACGGTATTGCGCCAGCAGTTTCATCTCTGCATCCCGTATCATGATGACGGAGTAGTCGCCGCCCTGCGAGCCGTTGGCCACGTCGATACCCACAAAGCCAACAGTGCCTGCCAATGGTGCGTAGATATGCCATTGCCCGCGCTGCTCGATAGGGTGCACGATGGTAAGCGCCGGCTTGATGAACACAGGCGTCTTATTGATGATGTACGCCCGATTCATAAACTCTTGAAAGAACGGTTTTTCTGTCAGTTTCTCCAGCTTTGCCTTGAGCTTCGGTAAGGTCCAGCGCTGAGGCCAGAGCGAGCGAGCGTTGACCGTTGCTAGGTCGTAGTCATGTGTTTCCTCCCATACTTTCCAATCAAAACCAATAATTGCTGGAAACTCAAACACCTTGAAGCTGCGCGCCTCTGCCTCTGCCTTCAGGCGATTCACAAAACAGGATGCGGAAATGACCGTGCCTAGTACCATCATGTGCCCGCCGTCATCCAAGGCATTGTAGAGGGATGACCAGACCCACTGCCAGAACTCTTCAGCAATCGCGGGGTTCTTTACATCCTTGTTTTCCTCTGGATCATCAATAATGATAAGCGTTGGCCTGTGGCCGCGTACTGCCTGCCCCTTGGTAAGTGTCTTCACCTCCACGCCAGAAAGCAACTGTAGCTCATTCTGGCGCCATTTTTCTGTGCTATCCTTGTGCTTTGACTCCGTAGGCACCAGTTGACCCCAGATCATAGTAATCAGCGGGTTTTCCTCCAGTTCTTTTCTGATGTCACCAATGACACCCTCGCCCAGACCCTTGGAACTAATGAGCAATATAGACGGTTCCAATTCAAAGAGCAGCAGCCACAAGGAAAAGATCTTAGAAACCGCCGTTGTCTTTGCGAAACCACGCGGGCAGATAACAAGCACGTCATCCCCTTCAATGCTGATCTGCCAAAGCTCTTCATGGAAAGCGGGGATGTCATAACGGATGCCGCTTTTCTTTGCTGTAGTCCAGCGCTGCGTAATCTTGCGGGCGAAAAAGCCAATGTCCCAGAAACAAAGCGAGCGGATCACCACAGCTTTGTAAGGGGCTGTCAGTGTGTCCCACAGCTCTTTGTTGTTAAACCACGTCAGTGCCTTCTCCCTCGATATTATCGTGAATTTCGCCGGTATCTTGAATTTCAGTGTCTCTGTCATTTTGCAGACGGTTAAAGGCATCTTCTGGATCACCTTGCATGGTCACGGTGCTACGGCCAATAGTAGTGGGCAATCCATTCTCGACACGCAAGATCTTCCACAGTTTTTCAAAGTCATCCACGGACACCGGGGCACCTTGCTTTAAGGATTCGGCTTTGAGCGCCAGTTGCTCTTGCATGGTGTCCAATGCCCCAGCCAATTGCTTGGCTCTGCTCAGACTACTGAGGCTCACCGCCTTTGACATTATCTTATCGCGGTTTACACGCCATTCCTTTGCCCACCCCCGCAGATTACTCATGATAGTGCTTCCAAGCCTTTTATCCTCTGGTACCCCGTGTTTTGCCTTGAACCACACTGATGCGTCCATGATATTCTGCTGCGTCAAATACTCTGCCTTGAGCGCTGCCCAGTCATATTTCTGCCTACGCCGTGGTGGCTTCATATGGCGATGGATCAGGAAATATAGTAGCGATCCATGCTTGAAAAAATGGATCTAAGACGGGTATATTATCCGTGGAAATGAATGGTTTGGCAATCTTCTCAAAGAATGTGTCCATGCGATAGAGTTTGCAATCGTTTGCCACACGCTCTGGCTCATTCTCTCTACCTTTCCCGTCTCTGCAAAAAAGATTCCCGTATATGCTGCGGAAAAAGAACGGCGGCTGACCGTGCATTATGTGGAAAACGCACATGGCCTGTTTCTTGTTTCTGACCATGGGGAAATGCGTTTCAAAATCCAAGATGTCTTCAAACCCCCTGCTCTGCATCCATTCCAGCGTGAATTTCATGGCGTCATAATAATACCCATGGCCCGTTGGATGGATCTGCAAATAATTCTCCAGGGTTCCTTTGTACGTGGGGCGTAATGTGGTGGTGGGCTGCAAGAAGAAAAAATCATCATTCATCAAAACGAAATCCTCGCTGACTTCTGGCGTTTCACAAGCGATGCGGAGTTTGTGCTGCGCATTGATAATCTTGTGGGTGGTAGGATCAGCGGCCGGGATATGCAGGACGTTACGCACCCATGACGGGCATTCACCAATAATTACCACACGTCTATGCGGGACATGGCGGAGCGATCTGAGCGAGTAACGCAATTCATTATTCTGCCACTGGCTCTGCGTGCCCAGGATATAGACAAAATCTAAATCTTTTGTCTGCATTATGATTCTTGTGTTTCGTCAGGGATGAAGAACGCGCGGGCGGAATTCACCCAGTCCAGGATTTCTTGGCGGTGCATGATGACACAAAGCATCTCGATAGATAGCTCTGTCACTTCATCATCATCATGCGCTTCATGTTCCGTGCGAAAGTGCAGGTCCACCAGCCCATCCTTCGTTTTCATCTTCGGCACCAATTCACCTTTAAAACAAAACAGATCCCCCACGGGAATTTCTTTGAGTAGCATGACGGGCGGGAATTATTTAGTAGCAGAGATGCGCAGATAGAGTGCGCCAAGCAGTAAGCAGATACTTCCTAAGCTGAGCGACAGCCAACTGGAGGAAAACACGGAACAAAAAAACGCGAGGGCTGCCAAGGCTGCGAAAACATCACTGAGAATCTTGCGTTGTGTCGGTTTCATGGAGTGATCTAAGAATGGATAAAACAGCGTCTATGTGCTCGATGTTAGCATAAAACGGTTTGCCCGCAATGGTGAAGCCGACGGCGCTATATTTGCGTTTCATTTGCTGTAATAGTGCGGGGCGGTGCAGCTTCGGCGTGTGTTTCAAGTGATGCTGTGTATGCGCATCAAAGGCCGCGTGGAATTTGCCGTACTTGGAATAGAGGAACTTAGAAACAATGCGGAACGTGGGCACGGATGCGGGTATAGCATCCACGGCCTCTTGTAATTCCGCTTCTGCCATTTCTCTGATTTGTGTCAGCTTGCCTAGTAGAACGCTCATGCAATGAAAATGTAATGATTAAATCAGTTTCTCCGGAGCAATATCAAATTCGCTAATGTCTCGCTCTCGTATCGTGTAGGCATCTTTGATGAAGTCTCCTTGGTCTACGTCGTATTCTTCAAACAGCTCTATGGCGACCTCAGCCTCAACAAGAGATCCGTAAATATCCACGATCTCAGAATCATCCCGCACTACAATGTAAATCTGCATAAGGAGTAGAGAATAATAAAGTTCAGAAAGGCAAATCTAGGGTTTCTGTCTCACTGTACTCAAAGCGTGGTGGGCGTGGCTCTTCAATCGTTACCTCTGGCATATCCTCTTGCTCATACAGATCCAGCAACTCCCTAAAAAAAAGGTTATAGGTGAGGCCAGAAGCAGATTTGAGCATCTTGATACGCTCCACAGTTTCTTCGGCAAGCCG